CGAAATGGCGAAGCAGATTACAGCAATGCAGATGGTCAAGAATCATCTAGAGTTGAAGGGTCAGATTTGGAACGTTTATAACAAAACTGCGTATGAGGCTTTTTGCAAGCACGGTGAGGATTCCGAGATTTTCAAGAGCTGTGAGCATGAGTTGAAGCGTGTTCAGCATGAAATCGATTGGCTCGAATCTCTTTTGGAGCAGATGGAAAACGAAGCCAACAACGCATAGTCATTTCGAAACAAGTAATTCAATTCAATTAGGCGGCTAGAAATAGCCGTCTTTTTGCGTATTAAAAGGCATATGAAACGAAAGGCGGTGCATTGGATGGCATCAAGTGCGCGGGGGCGCAACTCTTCCAAAGCTGCTGAATGGGTAGAGGATGAAGAAAACTTGATGCTCATTGAATGCTGGGCGCGTGATGGTTTTACGAATGCCGATATTTCGGAAAAGATAGGAATTGGCGAATCAACATTCAGCAAATGGGTAAGTAAATATCCTGAGCTAAAAGAAGCGTTGCGCAATGGTCGTGAGTTGGTTGATTACAAAGTCGAAAACGCTTTGCTTAAATCAGCTCTAGGCTACAAGACAACAGAATCAAAAGTAACGCTAATCATGCGTGATGGCGTTGTGGTAGAAGAACGTGAGGAAACCACGGAACGTGAAATTGCGCCCAATACAACAGCGGCGCAAGTATGGCTGTATAACAGATTGCCTAAGAAATGGAAAAAGAACCGCGATAACGTTTTGGATTTGTCCGATGAGGATACGTCGATTCAGATTACGGTTGTTAACAAGTCAACCGATGATGACGAAAACGATGATACGGTTAACGAATCGGTCAGAATCCGAAAAAGCACGGAACAGGAAAAAGCCCAAAAAGAGCGCGAAAAGGCTGAAAAAGCGCGTAAAACGAAAGAAAAGGCCGCTAAAACTGCTTTTTACGATGAAAACGATGATTGGGATGACGATGATGATTGGGGTGATTGAAAGTGAAAATCACTAAGAAGATTGCCCCGGCTTTCAGCGGTTTCGTTTTCGATTGGGATTACGAAACGTATTTGCTTTGCGGTGGATACGGTAGCGGTAAAAGCTATCACGTCGCTTTCAAAATCATTTTGAAATGCCTAGAGGAAAAGCGAAAGGTGTTGGTCGTTCGCGAGGTTTACGAGACGATAGCCGATTCATGTTATGACCTATTCCGCGAAATACTTTCGGATATGGGTTTGTATACCGAAAACCGTTCTGAGTTCTACAGGAAGAAGAATCGCGTATGGGGTCAGCTATCGCCGTTGCGTTTTCGTTTCCCGAATGGCTCCGTGATTATCTTTCGCGGTATGGATAAGCCTGAGAAAGTTAAGTCAATCAACGGCGTTTCTATCGTATGGCTTGAAGAGGCAAGCGAAATCAAGTATTCGGCGTTTCAGGAATTACAGGGACGTTTGAGAACACCAGATGTTTCAATGCATTTCTTTTTGAGCTGTAACCCGGTTGGTCGTGAGAATTGGATTTACCAACGCTTTTTCAGATTCACGGATGATGACGGCAAAGAGCGCTTGATAATGGATGAAGAGAAGTTCTATGAGCGCAAAGAGCTAATAGGCAAGAATGGCGTTTACTACCATCATTCAACGCCGTCCGATAATCCTTGGTTGCCGTGGCGCTACATAAAGCGATTGGATGATTTGAGACATTACGATTATCCGCTTTACATGGTGGCGCGTTGGGGGCGTTTCGGTGCAACGGGTACGCGAGTGTTACCGCAAATGCGGATTTCGAAACGTGCAGACCAAATGAAAAAGAAAGTCATGGAATTGGGCTTTCAAAACATGTATTTCGGATTTGACTTTGGTTTCGAAGAATCATTCAATGCCGTTGTGTGCATGAGCGTAGACCGTGAGAATCAAGTTCTGTACGTGTGGGATGAAATCTACATGAACCATATCACAGATGACAAATTCGCGGCTTTGCCCGAAATGCAGAAGTTGAGGCGGCGCGTTAACGACGTTGCGGCTATGGGTTTGAGTAACGGAATTATTGTTGCAGACAATGCAGACCCGAAAGCCATTCAGTATTACAGGCAACAGGGTTTTAGAATCCGCGCTTGTAAGAACAAGTTCGTTGGTTCGCGTTTGTCGAACACGCGAAAAGTGAAGCGGTTCAAAAAAGTAATAGTATCCTCAAAATGCAAAAACACGATTCGTGAGCTAAAAGATTTAACTTACAAGAAGGACGCTAAAGGCAACGTGATTTATGACCAATTCAACATTGACCCGCATACGTTCAGCGCGATTTGGTATGGATTGGATACGGTTACGGTTGCAGATTACAAGGATAGGAAATATTACTCTAAAGCTGGTTAGGTGGTGTTTTGAAATGGCAGACGATAAGACTTTTGAAGGTGTCGAAGAGGTAGAGGCACATACGATTGAGCCGGATGCAAGCGGTATTAACTGGGCTGTGCGCCTTAAATCGAAATGGTTTTGGATGGCGATTATCCCGATGATTCTTCTGCTGATTCAGCAAATCGCGGCTATGTTCGGTTTCACGCTCAATTTCGAAACGTTGCAAGCGCAAATTCTCGCAATTGTCGAAACGGTGTTTATGATTCTCGGTATCCTCGGTATCATCGTTGACCCGACAACCAAGGGCTTTTCCGATAGCGCACGCGCTCTTACTTACACAGAGCCGAATTAAGGCGGTGTTCTTATGTCGCGTGATTGGAATATGCCGAAACAGAGAAAGAGCGTGAAAAAGCGCAAGAAAGCTTCTGAGAAGAAACCAGAGCGCTTTTCGATAGCATGTGTAATGATTTTCGTGCTAGTTATCGCCTGTTTCGTTTCGGCGTTCGTCATATGGGCGTTCAACGATTCGATGCACGCGATGAATGATGCTGTCAATGCGCGTAAAGAGAAAACAGAGCAAGCAGAAATGAAGGTTATGGAGGCAAACGACGTGCCTTATTCAGAATCTTCTAGTTCTAGTTCGAAAAGCGCGAATGCTTCTGTGAAATACAAAATGCCGTTGTATTTGCAAACGCAACAGAGTTGGTCGAATGTTCCGTATGGAAACAATACGATTGGAATTAGCGGTTGCGGGCTTACATGTGCCGCGATGACGGTTGAATGGTTTACGGGCAAGCGTTGCACGCCTTTTGATTTGGTCAATCAGGTTGGCAGCAATTGCATGGTTTATGCTGATGATGGAACGCTTGTGAACGATATGGGGCTGTTCGGCGATTATCTGCATGAGAAATACGGTTTCGATGTTTCAGAGCAGTATTGGAACGTGAAACGCGCTCTTGCTGAGGTTAACAACGATTATTCCCAAACCGTCGTTTGGGCGGGCGTTAACGGTCAGTTGGGCAATGAATGGTATGACGGGCATATAATCGTGATTTACAGTGTCGGTGATGAATACGTCGAAATTCGTGACCCGTACAACCAAGAGAATTCAGAAGCGCGTTATTCGATTTACGATTTCGAGAATATGGATTGCTGGACGTATTTTTACACAGTGAAAGAAGGTGTGTGATAGTGGCATTGCATGGTTTCGATATTTCGAATTGGCAAGCGGATATTGATTTGAACGGCGTATCTTTCGATTTCATGATTGCAAAGGCAACAGAGGGAACAGGATATGTAGATAAGACGTGTGACGGTTTCGTGCAAACCGCGCTTGCGCTTGGCAGGGGCGCGGGCGTGTATCACTTTGCGCGTACAGGTGACCCGATTGCACAGGCTGATTTCTTTGTCGATAATATCCGTGGCTATATCGGAAAGGCCGTTCTTTTCCTCGATTGGGAAAATGCGGGCGATTACGATTTGGGCGTTTTGGCGCAAGGCCCGGAGTGGGCTAAACGTTGGCTTGATAGGGTTTTCGAACTTACGGGTGTGCGTCCGATGATTTACATGAGCAAGTCAGTTTGCCGTGAATATGATTGGTCTGATGTTGCGCCCGATTACGCTCTTTGGATGGCTCAGTATCCGAATTACGACGAGACGGGCTATCAAGATGACCCGTGGACGGATGGAGGCGGCGTTGGCGCGTTTCCGGGCTGGGCTATCCATCAGTACACTTCTAGCGGTCGTTTGGGCGGTTATGACGGCAACCTAGACCTTGATATCTTTTACGGGGATATGGTTGCTTGGAACAAGTTTGCGGGCGGTACAGGCGATGTGAAGCCGTCTCAGGGCGGTTCGAAGTCAGTTGACGAACTTGCAAAGGAAGTGCTCAATGGTCAGTGGGGCAACGGCGATGACCGTAAGAATCGCCTTACCGCTGCCGGGTATGATTACAATGCGGTTCAGAATCGCGTTAACGAGTTGGTAGGCGGTTCTAATACGAAATCCGTTGACGAGTTGGCGCATGAGGTTATAGATGGCAAGTGGGGCAATGGCGATGCGCGTAGGAATGCGCTGAATGGCGCTGGTTACGATTATGACGCTGTGCAAGCCCGTGTGAATGAACTTCTCAATTCAAAATCAGTCGATGAATTGGCGCGTGAGGTCATTCAAGGCAAATGGGGTAACGGCAATGACCGAAAGAACCGTTTGCAGCAAGCAGGATACGATTACAACGCCGTGCAAGCGCGTGTTAACGAGTTGCTTTAGTTGGTGATTGAAATGTCAGACGAGATTAAAGCCGTTAACGAGCAGCGCAACAGCACGGAGGTAAGAAAAGCGTACAATCGCATTCCATATGGTTTGCTGAATGCGGAAATAGAAGGTTCGGCGAAAGACACGCTGGATGAGTTCACGCAGATTTGCGAGTATTACCGAATTTACAAGGATGGCGCTAAGTTCTCAGTAGAGGGTTCAAACGGTGATTACGTGCCTGCTACGTTGCGTTACAAGATGGCTAAATCTCTGATTGACAAAGAGGCGCGTTTTCTTTTCGCAGAACCGCCTACGATTCAGGTTGAGGCCAAGGGCGATTTGGGCAAGACGAGCGAAGAGGCTGCTAAGTCGATTACCGTTTTGAATGATTTGGTTAAAACCGTTCTCGATTCTAATATGTTCGAAGAGCAGTTAATCAAGGCGGCTAAAGATTGCTTTATCGGAAAGCGTGTTGCGGGCTTGGTCAATTTTAATGAGGATGACGGCGTTACGGTAACGTTCTTGCCCGCAACGCAGTTCGTTTACGATACGAAGATGGGCAACCCGAATGTTATAACGAAATTCGTTGCGTTCATCATCGTTCGTGATTCGCTTACGTTGTCAGATAAGCGTATTTTCAAAAAGAAATTCGTTTTGAAAGATGATGGCGTTGTCTACTTAGAGGAAATGCTTTTCGATGGTGCGGGCGCTCTAATAGAAGAGGTAACAACGGAACAGCCGATTAAGCTTGATACGATTCCCGTTGCCGTTTTCGTCAATGATGGTCTTACCGGCGAGGATAAGGGCGAATCGGAAATTGAGATTTTAAAGGATTACGAATCGTATTATTCGAAGCTTGCAAATGCCGATACGGACGCAGAGCGCAAGAGTATGAATCCCGTTAAGTATGCCGTCGATATGGAGCCTAATTCTACTAAGGATTTGAGCACGGCGGCGGGCGCTTTCTGGGATTTGGGTTCAGACCAGAACCTAGACCATCCTACGCCACAAGTCGGTATGCTTGAACCGAACATGAGCTATTCAGAAGCGCTCAAAACGACGTTAGACCGTATCAAGACTGTTGGTTACGAACAGGTTGATATGCCGAATATCACGCTCGAAAGCATGACTGGCGCGATAACGAGCGGAAAGGCGCTCAAAGCGGTTTACTGGCCTTTGATTGTGCGTTGCAAAGAGAAAATGAAAATGTGGGCACCACAATTGCGCCGTTTGATTGATATTCTCATTCATGGCGCTATGCAGTATCCGAACACTGTTCGTGATTATCTGAATGATGCGATTGTGCCTGTTGCATATGAAATCAGCGTCGAGCAGAATTCTAGTTTGCCCGAAGATGAGATTGAGGAAAAGCAACAGGATTTGTCAGAAGTCAATTCTCAGGTTAAATCGCGCAAGTCGTATATGCAGAAATGGTTTGGCCTCACTGATGACGAGGTTGACGAGGAATTGCAGCAGATGGCGAAAGAACGTCAAGTGTTGGAGGATTCAGCGCTTTTGGGCGGTGCTATGGGCGGGGATGAAGTTCCATACCCCGATGCAGAAGATAGCGCCTTAGAAAGCGTCTCAGATGGGTCAGATGATGTTTCTGAGTGATGATTGCAAGTGTCAAATCAAATGGACGTTCGTAGATAAAAGCTATTTGCTGAGCAAGTGCGAACTTTGGATTGACGGCAACGATATGTGTTTGAGATTGTCTGGAAACCGTCAGAAGCCGATTTGCGGGCGTTTGCGTAATTACAGGCGCAAGACGGCATTACAGGCGCTTAGAAAGCACGGTATAGCGTCAGGCGATGCTTATTTCGGTAGGCATTTCGAAGATGCTATATTTCAGGCATGGCACGATTTGGGATTGCCCGATGGATACACTGAGCCGATTTTGAAAGAGGTATGTTAGGGGGTGGCGTTGCGTGGCGTTTCATGAATCTAAGGTCATTTTGAAAGATGCAGAGGCGGCACGTGACGCTATCACGGCTGCTCAGTATCAGCACATTTCTAACCTGTATACTGAATGGGCTGATGAGTTGGGCGAACAGGCTAAGTTCTGGGCTGGCAAGGATACGCAGAGCGCTATGATGCGCGAATTGCAGTACAAGCAGTTGCAGAAAGCCGTTACAGAGCAATCGCACGTCGTTTCGAACGGCGTTTACCAGAGTTCCAAGGATGCTCTTTACACTGTTTCAGAAGCCGTTGTTGGTTCTTTAACGGCTTATACGGTTAGTTTGGGTTTCGAGCATATGGCGGTTGCCGCTGCTTACAATTCGATTCCCACAACCGTTGTGAATCAGCTTGTAACAGGTCAGTTGTACGAAAACGGCTGGAATTTGTCTAGCGCGATTTGGGGCAATAATGAAAAGGAATTGCAGCGCATTTACGAAATCATGGCCGGTGGCTTGGCTCAAAACAAAAGCGCTTTCGAAATAGCAAAGACGTTGGAGCAGTACGTTAACCCGAATGCGTCTAAGCAATGGAATTTGGTAGATGCGGGCGGTGTGCGTATTTATCCGCGAAGCGTTGATTACAGCGCACAGCGGCTTGTAAGGACGCTTTCACAGCATAGTTACCAAAGCACGCTTGTAACGACAACGAAAAACAATCCATTTATCGAAAAGTTCGTGTGGCACGCTGAGGGTTCGCGTGCTTGTCCTATGTGTTCAGATATGGACGGTTTGGAATTTGATAAGGGTAAGTTGCCGTTAGACCATCCGAACGGAATGTGTACTTTTGAGCCTGTGATTGACAAGAATTTGGTTGATAAGCTAGCCGATTGGGTTAATTCGCCCGATGGCACGTATCCCGATATAGACGGTTTCGCTAAGTCTTTCGGTTACACGCCACAAAAGGCGGCGCAAAAGGGAATGCAGTACATGACGCAAGCAAAGGGCGTTGTGAACACGGCATTGAATGCAACGACGTATGCCGATTGCATCAAGGCGCTGGATTCGTATATGGGGCTTGGCGGCAAAACGGCGGGTTCTTACGTTGACAACGTTGTTACGACGATTGCGAAGGGCAAGAAATACGGTGGTTCGAAGGAAAAGGTCTATCAGGCGTTCGTGAACGGTAAAACGACGGGCGCTCAGACAAAGCAAATAGAAAACGCTGTTGCGAAATCGCAGAAGCAAGTTGCAAAGGTGCTAGAGGACAAATCAAAGGGCGTTAAGAATTACGCTCAGTTGAAGAAAGAGAAAGAAGCGGCTGAGGCTGCTAAGAAAGCTGCCGAGGAAAAGGCTAAGTTCGAAGCTGCTAAGAAGAATTTCCCGAATACGCTTGGGAAGAACGGCGCTGGTTCAGAATCTAAGAGCTGGCAGACGTGGTACAAGAAACTTACGCCGGAGGATAAGCGCGTTGTCGATGCTCTTAAAAAGGAAAGCGGCAAGGGATGGGCTACGTGGTATCAGGAAAACGTTTACACGGGCAAATCTTACGTTTCGGGTACTAAGGCGGCTAAGGACGCTAACAAGGCTAAGAAAGCGTCTCAGACCGTCTCAGGCGGTTCCACAAGCGTTGATTCTAAACTTGCGAAGGATTTGCAAGCGTTCTACAAGCAATATGCAGACAAGATTTCCGATTGGTCTGAATTGTCTGGATGGCTGCAAATCAAAGACCCGGATACGTGGTCTAAGATGTATAAGGGCGTTAAGTCAGAATTTAAGGCTTTGCCCGATGACGTTAAGGCTAAATTCGGTTCGGTTACGGAATACAAGAACGCCTATTTCAATCAGGTTGTAAAGGGCGGCAAAACGTCCGTCGATGTTCCAAGTTTCAAGGTTGATGTTTCAGACGTTAAGAAGGTGTTCAATGGCTATTACAGCACGACAACGCCTTTGTATACGGATTTCGAAACAAAGTTCGGAAAAGATGCGCTTGACGAATTCAAGGCGGCTTTGCACGAAATCAAGAATCAGACCGGCAAGGCATATCATATCGATGTTTGGAATGATTACGTTGCTGGAAAGCTTGATAAGCAGTTGGCAAGCAAGATTGACGCTGTTTTCGAAAAGAACGCTTCGAAATACAATCAGCTTGTCAAGGATGCGAAAGCGGCGAAACCGAAAACAGCGCAAAAGCCTGTTAGCAGCACGTATAAGAAGAGCTATACGAAATATGAAAATAGCGGTGATGAACTTTCCGCAATTGCAAATTCAGAAACAGTGGATGCAAAGACTTCAAAAGAGGCTTGGCAAGCAATTAAGGATGCAAACGAGGCAAAGGGCGTTTCTCAGGCAGATTCAAGCACTTGGATTGAGGGCGTTAAAACGAATTCAACTAGCAATCAGCTTGTCATGGAAGATAAGGGAATTAAGCGGATG